CTCGCGCGATCGAAGAGGACGTAGAAGGCGCTCGAGAATGGAAACGCAAAGCCCTCAAACTACTCGTCAACGAAGGCTACGTCACCACCGAAGAAGGCAAACAACGAGCGATTCTACACCGTTCCAAGAAGCCTTATCGAGCATCAAACGACCAGAGTGCGCCTAGTGCGCCAAAGTGCGCCGAAAGTGCGCCGCGCGCACTCCAGAAGAGTAGTGCGCCAGTGCGCCGCCCCTACGTAGTAGGGCAGGCGCATTCGGCGCGCACTCTGGACGACACCGGCGAACCCCAGAGTGCGCCGGAATACGAACCACCCGACGAATACTACGAATCCATCACCGACATCAACTAGACAAGGAGCCCGCATGACCACCCCCACCCCCACCAAGAATCGATGGGCAGGCTTCGACTGGATCGAAATCGGAACACTCGCCTGGATGGTCAGCGTCGCAGCCGAAAACGGATGCAACCCACCAGACGCCGGCGAACCAATCAAACGCCTCATCAAAGAACTCAGCGACGAGAACCACCGCCGCTTCTACAGCGACGACGGATGCGGCCAACCAGACTGCAACGTCTGCAACCCCGCGACGAGCGAGGCGTGATTCTGGTGGTATCGCCGCGCCACCCGCTAAACTCCCAGAGCGTGAACCAACGCGCCGAGACGAGCTGACTGCCAGGCATGGCTACTGCCGTCCAAGAATTCAAAGGCGAAGCGAACCGCGCTCGAGCCGTCGAACTCAGGCTCGCCGGCAAGACGTACGAGGCGATCGCGAAAGAGCTCGGCCTCGCCGGCCACTCGAGCGCTCGCTACCACGTTGATGCGTGGCTGGCTGAGCAGCAGCCGACAGCGGAGCAGACCGAATCGCTGCGGCAGATTCAGGCGGCGCAGGTTGATGCGATCCTGGAGAAGCTCTGGCCGCAGCGCGACGACGTGGCCGTTGTCGACCGGCTGGTGAAGCTCATGGATCGCAAGGCTCGCCTGATGGGCCTGGATCTCCAGCAGGGCATCTCGGTCACCGTGGTGACGGCTGAGGCGCTCGCCAGTTATTTGGGTTGGGATGCTGAGCCTGAGGCGATCGAGGGCTCGGCTGTGGAGTTGACGGACGGGAGCAACGAATGAGCCTCAAGCGGTCGTTGAATCAACGTTTCGGCCTCGCGGATCGCGTCGAGCGGCTAGCGGTCTGGTTCGAGTCTCCGCCGCGGTGGTGGCGCATCGCCCGGATCTCCGCTGCGCTCGTGTTCTGGCTCATCATCGGGCTCGCTCTGCTGGGTGGCTGGCGGCCGAACTTCCGGCTCATCGCGTTCTACTTTCTGATCGTCACCGTGATCTCGAGCTGGCGGAGGAATCGTCGCTTGATGCGCGACAACGCGTATCTCGCGGATCGCCTTGCTCGCGTTGAGCCCGTTCCGATCAAGATTCTGGATGGTCTTGGGCGGGACATCAATCACCTTGGTGACGCTGAGCAGGTGTCTCGATGAGCCTGCGGGATCGTCATGCCGGCAAAGTGGTGTACGCCACGGTGGCTGCTGCGGCGCCTGGCGACGCCAGGACAGCGTGGACTGCTGATGACTCTGAGCGCGAGTCGCAGCCCCGCGTGCCCATCATCGGGGTTGATTCCGGCTGCATCCCAGGAACCCGACCCGGGTGTAGCGCGGCGGAGTTGGAGCGCGCTGGTCGGGACATCGTGCGTGCTCGGTTGTCGCGGCGGCGGTTCAAGCCCGCATGAGCGACGAGCGACCCTACACCTTCATCCAGTGGAAGGGCACCGAAGTCTGCATGGACGTCTACTGCACGTGCGGCGACCAGTTCCACATCGACGGAGACTTCGCTTACGAGGTTCAGTGCCATCACTGCGGGCAGATCTACGAGGTTGGGTCGCGGGTCGTGTTGACGCCGCTTGACGAGTCTGATCGTGGGCAGCCGCCGCTTCGTGAGACGGAGTACGGCGAGCCGTTGCCGATCGCTCCTAGCCGTCCGTAGCAGGCTCGCCTATACTTTCGCGCAGCACGCGACCCGCCTCGAGACGCCCTTGGCGATGACTCGGTGGGTTAGGCCCCAGATACGAGGGGGTCGTTCGTTTCGACACCACACCTATCCCCGCGATCGGGAGCAGCAGCATGGCCGCACCACCACCTCTCAGCAACCGAGGCCACGGGCGTCCGCCGAAGGGCACGCCTGAGCCGCCTGATCCTGGTGATCGTCCGCGTAGCCAGGGTCATGTCGACAAGGCAGGGGTCGTGAGCAGGAAGAGCACGAAGCCTGGTGGTGGGGGCAGGTTCGACGCGTTCGTGAGCCGTCTCGTCTCGGAGGGGAAGAGTGCGAGTTCGGCGAAGGCGATCGCTGCCTCGGCGGGGCGGAAGAAGTACGGCGCCGCGAAGTTCAACTCGATGGCAGCGAAGGGGCGCAAGCACTGAGCGCTGTCGCAGCACCGGATCGTGAGCGCGCCAAAGCCGCGGCGTACCGCAAGCGGCTCGAGGCTGACCCAGTGGAGCGCATCCGCCAGCTGAATGGGTTCGTGGGGTGGAGCAAGCAGAACGAGGTCATCACCGCGCTGCATGCGCACAAGCGCGTCACCGTCCGCGCCAGCCACGGCCCCGGCAAGACGGCTGTCGCCGGCGCTCTCGTTGAGGACTTCATGCGCCTAGGCCCGTGCCGCGTCGTCACTACTGCTCCCACCTGGCCGCAGGTTGAGACGTTGTTGTGGGCTGAGATTAATCAGCGGGTGCGGCAGGCGCGGATGCCGTGGGCTAAGCGGCCGACGAAGACGATGTGGAAGATTCGTGATGACTGGGCTGCTTACGGGTTTTCGACGGATCAGCCTGAGCGTTTCCAAGGGCATCACGGCAGGCGGGTGTTGTTGGTGGTGGATGAGGCTTCGGGTGTGGATGAGCGGATCTTTGAGGCTGGGATGGGGTTCCTGACGGGCGAGGAGTCGTACGTCTTGTATTTGGGGAACCCGACGCGGATGACGGGCAGCTTCTACCGCAGCCATCAGCCGGACAGCGGCTTCCATCGCATCCATATCTCGACGATGGATTGCCCCGCCTTCACGGGTGAGGAAGTCTCGGACGAGCTGCTTTGGTCGTTGCCGAGTAAGCAGTGGGTGGATTGGGCGCGTCAGGAGTGGGGCGAGGATTCCCCCGAGTACCGCGTCAGGGTGCTGGGCGAGTTCGCGAACCTGATTGGCCGGCCGTACTTCAAGGCTGCGCACGTCGACGCGATCGTCACTCGGGAGCCAAAGCGGCGCGGGTTCCTCACCGGCGACCCAGTGCGTGGCTCGAAGGTTGAGTTCCACGAGGACCGCGACGGCGATCTGAGGATCTGGAGCGCGCCCGTGAAGGGTCGGCGCTACGTGATCTTCGGCGACGTGGCTGGTCAGGTCAGGGCGGAGGAGTGGGAGCAGCGTGAAGAGTCGACCAGAGGATCAGGCGACGACTACTGCGCCGCCCAAGTCCTGGATCTCGAGTCTGGGGAGCAGGTGGCCGAATTCCACGCGCGGATGGATCCTGACGTCTACGGACGAGCTCTGGCACGAATCTGTTACGTCTATGCCGACCCTGATGGCGGTCCCTGTTGGCTGGGTGTGGAGTCCAACGCCATGGGTCAGGCGACGCTCGCCGAGTTGAAGCACTTGCGGTTTCGCCGGTTGTGGCGTCGTTCGAAGTTGGAGGCGGCGAAGAGCGCGAAGGCGCCGGCGTTGGGGTTGGTGACGAATCGGGATACGCGTGAGCGGATGATCGCCGCGCTGCGAGCCACCTTGAGGGAGGCGCCTGGTCGTATCCATAGCGAGTACTTGGTGCAGGAGTTGAGGGCGTTTGTGTATCACGACAACGGTTACGGCGCTGCCGGCGCGGGTGCTCACGACGACCTGGTGATCGCGATGAGTGGAGCGCTCGAGATGCGTGATCAGGTGTTGCGCCGGCCGGGTAGCGACGAGGAGAAGTCGTGAGTGACGTCAACCCGAGAGTGGCTTGGCTGAAGCGGATGGGTGGCGTTGAGCAGCCGGATGGTTCGTGGGTTGCTCCGCCTCAGGCTGATCACGGGTCGCGCGTGTCGGCTGGTGAGGCTCGAGCGTTGTTTGATGCTGAGATGTCGCGTCGCGCGCAGTCGGTGCCCGGGACGATGACGTTCACTGTTCTAGAGAGGAAGCACTGATGCCGCTTTTGCCGATGGGCCCGCCCCAGCAGGGTGGGGGCCTCGCTCCGCCGCCGCCTGACATGCAGGGCGGCGGGTTGATGCCGCCGCCTATGGATGTGCCTCCCGCCGGCGCTGGCGCGCTGGCGTTGGCGCCGTTGGCGCAGCAGCAGCAGGCGCAGTTGGATGCGTTTAAGCAGCAGCAGGCGCAGGAGGCGATGGCGGTGGCGTTGCAGGCGATCGGTTCGATGCCGAATCCGGCTGCTGTGGCTGCTCAGAGCGAGCCGGCGCCGCCGATGAGTCCTGCGCCGGATCAGACGGACGCGATGACCCAGGGAGGTTATTGAGATGGCGAAGACTAAGGCTCAGTTGTTGGAGGAGGCTGCGGCGAAGGGCGTCGAGGTTCCGGCGAGTTTGACGAAGGCTGAGATTCAGGCTGTGGTCGAGGAGGCCGCGCCCGAGGTGGAAGAGCCGGTGGTGTTGCCGGAGGACGCGCCGGACAGCGTGAAGGAGGGCGAGGCGTTCAGCACGCCTGAGGCGCCGTTGGCGCATACGCCGGCGGAGCCGTTGACGGAGTACGGGGATCGCAAGCCGAACCCGCCCGTCGAGGCGCCGTCGGTTGATCCTGGTCACGATGACGACATCGGCGTGCAGCTTCCGGGGACGCCCGCGTGACCGGTTGGTGGCTCGCTGCGACCTTGGTCGCGGTCTTCGTTGCGGGGTTTGTGATCGGCCAGCAGACTTTGGCGCGGCGCATCGACCGGGAGACGCGGGAGATCGACGCCCAGATTCAGAGTGTTGGCGACACGATCGCTCGGATTGAGGAGTTCGTCTGAGCACGCCTGACCACATGAGCTCGAGCGCGCCTGAGGCGACCGGTGACGCGTACGAGTGGGCGAAGAAGCGCATTGATCGGGCGATGAAGCAGCATGGTGCGCGATGTCAGCGGTATAAGCGCCGCGAGGACGCGTGGCTCGCCACCCGCAAAAGGGCGGGGGATGAGCCGAAGGTCAGGTTCGCTTATCAGCGCATGGAGGTCTTGCTGTCGTACATCACGGCGGAGAAGCCCGTTGGGCGCGTGGCGCCGTTGAAGCCTGGTGAGAAGTGCGCGGCTGCGGCGAAGCTGATGGACAAGGCGTTCGATTACTGGCGCCGGAAGGATCAGCGCGACTCGAAGCAGTACGTGTGGATGCTCACCGCCCTTGTCTACGGCGTGAGCCCTGCGAAGAGCGTCTGGGGCTACTACCAGGCGGATGAGACGTATCGGCAGCCGATCGTTGACCCGGTGACGGGCGAGATGAGCGACATCCAGACGAAGACGCGGAAGGTCACGCCGATGGACCAGCCGCAGATGATCCTCGTGAACCCGTACGACTTCGCTTGGGACCCCAGCGCGGTGACGCTGGAGGATGCGGATTACGTGTGTTATTGGGCGTATCCGACGATGAGTGAGGTTCGTCAGGGCGAGAAGGAGGGGCGGTATCACAACACGGATCTGGTGAATGCGATTACGCCTCAGAGTCAGCGGGCGGCGGCGACGAACAAGACCAGTGACCGGGATTTGACGGGCAGGGTGGAGATCTGCGAGGTCTGGAGTCGGGATCGGTTGGTGGTGATCGCGAATGGCGTGACGTGTATTCGTGATGAGGAGAACCCGTATCAGCATCACGATTTGCCGTTCATCGTGGGGACGACGATGCCGAACCTGACCGGCTCGATCGAGAGCAGCAGTGAGGTGGAGTTGATCAGCGCGATCCAGGCCGAGCTGTGGGATATCAGGCGGCAGTACGTGATCAACATGCGGTTGGCGAACAAGCTGATCACGCTGATTGATGGGACGATGGGCGACCCCGAGCCCGTCCTCAACGCGCTGCGCGGGGATAACCAGTTCGTCGGGATCTCGTACGAGAGCAACGATGGTCAGCCGCCGAAGATCTGGCAGCCCACCGGAGCCTTGCTTGCCGCCGGCCAGGAGGGCATGCAGGGCTACAAGCAGGACATGGACGACATGAGCGGCGTCGGCCCGTACGTCAGCGGTACGGAGGAGAAGAGCATTGATCCGAAGACCGCGACCGAGGTGAGCACGCTTCAGGGCGCG